GTATTGGTACTTAGCACCGGAGTCAAGGACTGCATAGGAGCTATTAGTCATTGTGAGTTTAAAGTCACGAATTGCTTGAACACCAGCATCACCAGAAGCAATGATTGGAGTACCATCAGAATTACGTGGAGATACAAACACAACACAATCACGACGTACTTCTGCTAGATCACCGATAAGCTTGTTAGTAGTAGAAACACTAACGTCACCAGCAGCAACTAGGGAGATATCGTATGCATCAGCATTAATAAACTGCATGAATGCTGCTTCAACTTGACCAGCAGTAGCTGCATAATCGTCTTGTCCACCTGCGAGTGTTAACACTTGAGCCGCTGACTTGAGGTCGCGAAGGTTGATACCATCAGCAACTGTGTCAACGTTTAGGTTCCAATCGGAGTTCTGTGGGTCATTAACTTGCACAGACGATGGAGTATTAAGAACCCAGAGATACTTAGATCCAGAGTTAATAGCATCACGGAAGTATAGATTTGTTCCATCGCTACGTACAACACCTTTAAGCTTGGAAAGGAATGTGTACTTTTCTAGAACAGAACCAGGAGTACCTGTCCATGTTCCACGAGCGCTATCAAGAACTAGAACGTGTAGTTCGTCGTTAGTGATACCTTTGCGAGAAGCTTGAGTAGAAGTACCTGGAGCTCCTGGGAAAGAATTAAGAATCAACTTAGCAGTAGCATTGCTAGAGTTTGCAGTTGCCCATGTGTAAACAGCGTTATCAACTAGAAGAACTTGAATACCATTACCTAGCGAACCTGGATACTTAGCAGCGAACATACCGTAAACTGATTGTTCAAAATCACGGAACTCTGCAACATATTGTGCAGCATTACGGATCTTAACACCGGTGTTAGCAGAAAGAACAGCAGTAATACCTGTTGGTAGAACAACAGCACCAATGTTACCTTGGTTAGATGCTGTAATAGTTACTGTTGGTGCAGCGGTATAGCCAGAACCACCGTTAGTAATATTGATCTTAGAAATAACAGATGAAGCGATAGTGGCTGTAAATGTTGCAGTAGTGCCACCTTGTGGTGCAGCGCTAATAGTTACAGTTGGGGTGTTTAAATAACCGGAACCTTCGCTACCAGAAACTAATGTAACAGCAGTAACAACGCCGTTAGCAATCGTTGCAGTAGCAAGAGCTTGTTGACCACCTTCAACGTCTGGAGCAGAGATTGTAACTGTTGGAGCGGTTACATAACCAGAACCACCAGAAACAGAAGCGAAACCAGTAATTGCACCGCCAGAAAGAACGACTGTACCTGTTGCAGTTACACCACCTGCAGTTTGTGGAGCACTGAAAGAAATTGTCGTGTTGTGACCTGGTTTGAAACCAGAACCACTTGCAGTAAATGTTACATCGAGAACTTCACCACCTGCGGAAACAACAGCGTTACGAATACCAGTTGTGTCAACACGGTTGACAATCAAATTATTGGTATAGGAAAGGAAGTTAGCAGCGGTGAAGAAAGATTTGAAGTTGGAATCGTTTGGCTTACCAAAACGCTCTACAAGCACGTCTTCCGAAGTAACTGTAGTTGGTTCAGAGACCGGACCCCATGAAAATACGCCAGCAGTCGCGCCAGCTGAAGTAGAAACTGCAGGGATAATAGATGAGAAGTCTTTCTCGATTACTGTTACGCCTGGAGATAGTGCAAAAGGCATTGTGATTCTCCTTGAGAGTTATATTATAGGTAAACAAAGAGTTTTGTCTACTGTATTTATTATTTGAGAAGTTCCAAGCCTTCTCGCATATCCGTTTGTTGTCCATCATCATAGAAACCAAACGGAGTCAATTCCTGTTCAATCATTTTCATTTGGTTTTCGTATATCACTTGTCTAATATTTATATTTGACAATTCTTTAAAGTATGTGTTAGTCGTTGCCCATGAGAACAAAACTAGCGGCATGACTAAGTCATCATGATAACCCTCATCAGCTTCGTAAGAATTCTTTACTTGAATGAAAGTAGATATCTCAGAAATGATATCGGCATCTGGAATTAGAAGTCTCTTTTCCTCAACTAGTGTTTTAAAGTTAGAGCAGCCGATACGCTTAACTCGTTTATCTGTAACAACACCAAGCTGGGTTCGTCCACCACCGAATCCACCAGAAATGACCTGCCCGTCTCCGGATCTATTAACAAAAATAATATTCTCATATTCATACTCATTATAGAGAATATCAGCAACTTGTTCTGACGAGTTAATTTCAATTAGAACATATGCATTGTTATATTCTGTAGCAACTTTATAAATGACAGAAGGATATAGCATTGGACTAATCTTATTGTCACGATATTTTGCTACCACACGGTATGGCATCTCGGTCATATCAACTACGACAAATGCAGAATAGTCTCCACCAACACCTTTTGCAGTATCAGCAATTAGACAATATGCTCTACCAGGACCCTCGTTGCTTTCACGAACTGGCTTGTCATAAACGTCTAATCCATCCTTTTGATAGATGATATCACCAGCTGACAATTGAGCAATAGTGTTTGCAGAAACAAGTGTAAGACTTGAACCCAAGAACTTACACAAAACTTCTTGGTTAAACTTAAGATCTCCAAGAACTCGATGTTGAGCATCGGCCCATGCTTGATCACGTCCTGGGATTTCCCAATAAGGAATGAATAATGGAACAAATCCATTACGTCCTTTCTCGGCATCATTCCAGATTTTCCAGAAGTGATTATAACCAAGCGGCGTAGAGCTTAGAAGAATCTTGGTGTCAGAGCCTGAAGAAATAGTAGGGTAAACAGAAGCGAAAAAAGCATCGGCAATATTATTAGGAATAATTGCGGTTTCGTCAATGTATAACATATTGACTGTCTTACCACGGATACCAGAAGCTGTAGTTGCTGCTGTGAATACTTTTGATCGATTCTCAAGTTCAATATCTCCTTTGTTCCATGTTACAACGCCTTGCTGCATCCACATTGGAAGTGATTCATACATGATCTGATAACGATCAAGAACTTCACGTGCTGCTGAAGCTTTGTTAGCAAGAATAGCAACTGTCTTTGCGTCTTGGAATAAAGTATACCAAAGAATGTATGCAGCAGAAGATGTAGTCTTACCTTGCTGACGTCCTTCCATCAAGATAACCATACGGTTACGATGGATAACGTTTATCTTATTTACCTGACATGGATATAGCTGGAATTTTTGAAGGCCGTGATCTAGCGTAACAATCATACAATAATTGTTAATGAAGTAGATCGGGTCTTCAGCACATTTTACATATTCTTGAACTTGCTCGTGAGTCAGCGAAACAATCTGATCCGCTGCTTTTAAGTTTGAATTAGAATTATAAAACTTGTAATTATCACTCATTAGAGATTTTCAGTCCAGTTATCACTTGTTACATTGCCAGTTGCAACATCACCTGTGGCGCTATGATCAGCAACTGCTGCATTGTTTGTTATATTATTTACATCAACAAGCGTATTAGTAATCAACTTACCATCTACAACAGGTCCATAGAAGTTAGTCTTCAATGTAAAGTTCATAGTGTATGTAACAAATCTACGTTGATTAAAGTCACCATCGTAGTCATCTTGAATGTTAATACTTTCAAGAATAATTGGAACATCCATAATGATGTTGCTTTCAGGAACACCCTTCAAGCTTAATGTATATTCTGGTGTGAAGTATGGAAGAATCTGCTCTACAATTTGCAGTGCATCTTCCTGAGTCTTGGTTAGACAATAAAGAGAGATGTCGATGTTATATGGAACCGGTGAATATACCTTTGTGACTTTCTCGCCATCACCACATGTGATGGTATTCATTCTATTAGTCTTACGACCAGCATCATAATTCATTCCAGTTATTTCAAATGAAAGACGTGGAAGAGTTGTATAGGTGTGATTCTCAAGCGAAGAGTCTTGTTCAATGCGAACAATCCATTTTTCCTTTGGTGCATATGCAATAGGCACTGCGAGGTTTTGCTCAACACCATCGGCTTTGCGAATAATATGAATGTCACTGAATAGACTACCGAACGCTACGATAATCTTTCGTGTTATTGCGTGATAGTATATGTTATTACTAAGCATTATAGAGCCGCGATTCTAGCCTGAAAGTCTGCGAAATCTGTTGAATCTGCAACGATAGTTTTTAAACTAGATATCTCGATGACATTTGGTTTATTACTTAGATCGTTATATGAACCCGAGAACAATGCTGGTTTATTAGACAGATCATTATATGATCCAGAAAATAAAGTTGGCTTGTCTGTCAAATCTGTATATGAACCAGTGAATAGTGAAGGTCTATTAGACAGATCATTATAATTGCCCGAGAACAATGCTGGTTTATTAGACAGATCATTATAATTGCCAGAGAATAATAATGGCTTATTACTTAGATCGTTATATGAACCTGAGAACAGTGTAGGACGATCAGTCAATTCATTGTAAGAAACATGTTCGAATAATAGAGAAAGTCCTGTTGTTTTTAGAACTTTACCACCGTGACCTGCTTGTGCTGGAATTTGTACATCAGCTGCAGATAAAGCATAAAGCTCCGTGAAGTTATTGTTTACTTTTACAAAAGCATCACGCAAACTATCACCATTACGAGTGTTTGCCGCTGTGCCAATATTGACTACTTGTTTTGCCATGTTATGCTCTATCTGCTGTTATTAGTGTTGAGTCTGCATGAATTCCACCAGAATCTGTCGTGTAGACAATTGTGGGAACTTCGCCAAATGGATTGTTAGAATCAAAGATTATGTCGTTAGCCTGAGTCTTGAATTCATTATTATCACCATACGATTGAACAGTATCAACATCAGATTGTTGTTCAATATCAGTTGTCTTAAGTGTTTCAAATACATCAATATCAGGAACTCCTGTTTCCAATTTCTCAGAAGCGTACTGGAAGAGTTCGACTTGAAGACGATATACGTATAGTTTCTTAAGTTGATAGAACGGATCTTGATGTTCTACAAACTTAATTTCAAATAACCCTTTTGTCAATGGAAAGTAAAGTAGATCACCTTCAGAAGGTCTATTTGGAAGAGTATTTGTTGTATGCTTTGATAACGTTCTTTCCCAAGTACGACGAGCAACAGTAAGTGTTGCTGATTGCTCCATCATCAATCCGAACTTCTGAATGAAAGCACCTTGACCTTCAAATCCATCTACTGTTTCGAGATACATGTCGATAGGATATGCATTCTCAAACTTGGAAAGTCTATCCTCACCAAGGATCTCGTCCTTAGCAACAAGAGTACGAGGAATGTAATAAAATTCCTGTCCCCAGATTGAGATGGACTCGATGATCAGATCTTCGAGAAGATATTGTTCATTACGAGTTCCATGTGAAAAATAAACGTTTGGCATATTAACCCATCATGAATTCGAGAGGAGCTGACTTATTCAATAGATCATTTTCCAATTCTTTAATTTCGTCTTGAGCTTCTTGATACAGTTTATCGCCATCGATAGTTACACCGCCAGGAAGTTGCATACCACTAAACTTCTTGAGGTTAGTGGCCCATTGCTTTTTAATTAAAGCAGTTGCATAATGTTTTAGCCAAGATTCGTTGTACATCTTCGTAGCAACTTCTGGATCTAGAGCACGATAACATTCGATTAAAACATATGTATCTGGTGCTACAACTTGTCCCCAGTCTTTATCGATATAGAGTCGTCCACCAAGACGATTGAATCTATAAAGAGGGTGACCATTAAGTGTCTGATCTAAAAGAGCAAGGTGACTCATAACCATCGAGTAGTAAATAACCGATGTTGACGTTAGATCATACAAGTCGTTTAAACGTAATTGATACTGAAGATCAAAGATAGACTTAGAAGTAGAAGTACCTGCCGCAACGTTGAATACACGTGTAACGCCGTATACTAAATCAGGAATTGGAATAGATTTATTGTTAATGTCTTCTTGCGTTACTTGGTGACGAAGATAGATTTTCTCTACACCATCATAGTGATATTGTCTAAAGTATTCAATGGCTTCATCGATACGATCTTCAACTTGCTGATCATCGATGTTTAGTTCGACAACAGGCTCGCCGAGTGCTCTACGGCAGTAATCGATTAAACCTGATCTAGTAGTAACCATTATTTTTCTCCTAGTTTATTTATAAGTGTTTCCACTAGAGCTTCAAGGCGAGTAATCTTATCGTCTTGTTCTTTGATAGCTTCAATTAGAACTGGAACTAACTCGGCATAACCTACAGAATAATATGTAGTTTCTGATCCACCCACAACTTCTGGTACAACTTCAAGAACTTCTTGAGCGATAAGACCAATATGAACTTTGGTCGTATCTTCAAGATCGTTACGTGTATATGATACACCACGAAGTTTACGAACTTTATCAAGAGAGTTTTCAAGTGTAACTACATTGTCTTTTAAACGAGCATCAGAATCTGCACGAACAGTAGTCGCAGACTGCAAGTAATAACAGTATGTTGTACCATTCAAATCTGCATAGTAACCAGTGTTATTATTATCATAATAAATTGGTGTGCGCATATCATCACGAGAACGAATACTGCCAGAGAGCGCAGCTAAGAACGTTCCGTTCTCCATAATCAGTGCACCATGAGTATTCAAATTAGCAGCGACCCCACCAGCATTAGGATGAGACCATGCAATACCATACAATGAACCAGTTGTGGTTCCGTCTGCTGGTAACTTATAAGAGTCACCCATAGCAAACACACCCTGATAACGAGTTGATGTATAAACGCCTACATGACCATATCCATAATTACTATCAGTATAAATGTTTCCACTTGACGCTAAATATGAAGCAGCTCTCAATGAAGATACGTATGAATATCCATTTGGATTTGTATAATATCCAGTGTCATCACGATCGTAATATATGTATGCTCTAACGTTATCAAAGTATACGGTGTCACTAGTACGCACGTATTGATTCATATTTGCTGCGTATGGATCATCTGTCGTATTCATCAATGTACGCCATGATTGCCATCCACTGTTATAGCGGCGTGTGTATGTTCGGTCATCCCACATATTTTGAACGATCTGGAAACCATACGCCTGATCGCTTGGATGCGAACCTACTGTAATACCATTAGAATAACCTGCTGATGAGTTTCCAGCTTGTCCAATGTTCCAAGAATAGAATGGACGCATTCCATAACCTGGATGCGAGTTATCTGGACTTTGCGATCCGGACTGAGTAGCAAATCTATAAGCCTGAACAGTGTTTAAACTTGAAGTAGAATTTGGATCGCAATAATAACTAGTATCGCTATAATCATAGAAGATAGGAGAACGTATTTGCACTGACGAATATATGATACCGTCACTTCCAAAATACTTACTATTTTGCCATGTGTTTTCATAAAGCATCCAATTGCCATTTACATACCAGTTTTGGTTTGTATAGAATGCTCTATCTGCATAAAAGTGCGTCCAACTAGAATTCTGTGCACCTATGTTCATGTATCCATACGCAGTCTGAATGCGTAAAGCAGTACCATCACCTTGATACATGTAAAGATTACCATTATCAAACTGCAATGACGAAAGATTAGATCTTCCGTTTGGATTTAAATAATATCCAGTATTATCAGAATCATAGAATATAGGAGCTCTAAAATCTGCATATGCAGATACTGATCCAGATGTTGGAATACTTAATGTGGTTATCTGTGTTCCATAGCCATAGTTTGTAAAGTTGGCTCCATTAGAACCCCAATACATTTGGCCAGAAGTTGTCCACCAACGTGCACCCCAGCTATTCAATGTGCCAGCAGTACCACCAGTATAAATGTTACTTGGGAAATGTGAATCACCATTTACGCTGAATACAGCAGACGAATCTATGCCAGAACCACCAATACCAACTTTATTAAACTTTGAAGTAGATGCTAAGTCAGCATAATAGTTGGTATCATTCCAATCATAGAAAATTGGAGCATCAATTCGTGTGTCTGCATACACACTCGTATTATACGAAATATGAGAGCCTGATGCTGAATTCCAAACACTATTTTGTGCAGATGAAGTTGGAGAAGCAGTTTGTCCGTTATTAGTATATGTGGAAGAATATGGAGTTACACCGACGTCACGGCTAACCTTAAAGTAATACTGACCACCACCTCTTAACCAAACGACTTCAATACTGCCATTAGTCATTTGTGTAATGCCACCACAAATTGTAGAATTAGTAAATCTTTCGTGGTATTGTTCAACTCTACGCTTTACTTCAGTGGTGCCCCATCCAGATCCATTAGTCCACCATCTTAAGTTTAAACTAAAACCACCGCTGTGCGTAGACCATGAAGGTACGTTAGAGTTTAAGTTATTTTGGATTTCAATCCATAGACCGTGTGTTGGAACGCCAATAACAACTGGATAATAGTTGCTAGTACTATAAACTGATGTGTTAGACATATCAACAGTTATAGACTTCCATAACTGAACGTTACCATCGTTGATAGTGAGAGAATTTAAACGGGTTCCACTGTTTGGATCTGTATAATACGATGTGTCGTTGGAATCATAGAAAATTGGAGCTCTAAAACTGTTAGCAGCCCATGCATAGTCATTAAGTCCAAAGATATCATAACCATTATTCCAATCATAAAATCTTATGTCATTAAACGCAAATCTAAAGAACGTAGATTGATTTTCAAAAGACAAAGCAGAGGTTTGCCCAGAAAACATATTAAAGCCATTATTAATCGTATTAATATACAAATTATTCATTCTGCTTGTAGAAGCAGGATCCGTATAATAAGCTGTATCGTTAGAATCATAAAAGATTGGAGAACGCACGTCACTATTATGATAAAAATAATCGCTATTCAATAAGCCCCATTCTGTTCCATCGTTATTTCTGAAATGATGAGCATTAGCATCTACGAAGAATCCACCACTTGTATGCTTTAAGTGTATGTTGTTCCATGGATCGTCTAAATGCATATGAGCGTTACCAGATGCAGTTTTCAAACCATAGTTACCAGTATTGCTTTGAATCAAATATCCAGCGTATCTTAATGACGTTCCAGTTGAATTAGGATCTACATAATAGCCAGTGTCATCTCTATCGTAAAATATAGGAGCATCAACTCTAACAGTTGATTCTAATTTAGTCACGAACTGTGTAGTAGCAGTATTCCAAATATGAGTATGGCTATTTGTTGCACCGGTGTATAATCGCCAATTTATGTCAACACCACCACCACTTGATCCATCGTTAAAATGAGGATAGTGATTACCAGCTGCATCATATGCATCATAATAAAAATGGCCGCTATAATGGTTTGCAGTAGATGAAAGAGTTACTGCAGTAGATGTGCTTGCTCCTCTTGCAGTTACAGTAGCAAGAGTATCAGATTCAGATGTTAAGAATCCTGACGGAGAACTACGAGTAACACTTTGAACGTGACCATATGTATCAAATGTGATACCCGAAACAAATGTATTTGTTGCAGAAGCTTGATCAGCAACTGAACTCGTATCAGCGTGACTTACTGTAACACTACTTGCACCAGTCTGGTTTGCAGTACCAAGCTGCCCGCCTCCTGTCAAACCAGCACCAGCGGTAACCGTCATAGCTCCATCACCAATGGTTACTGCTGAAGTACTTGCTGCTGTAATTCTGCCTTTAGCATCTATAGTCAATACTGGAATGGCAGTACCAGAACCATATGATCCCGCTGTTACACCTGAGTTTGCAAGTGTTAATGCTGCTGATACGTTTGCAGATCCATCAAAGTTGACAGTCCACGAACCGTCACCAGTAATAGTAATACTACGTGCAGTTTGAAGAGCACTTGCAGTAGAAGCATTACCAGTTACAGCGCCAGTTAAGTTACCATAAACACGACCTACGTTTAGATCTTTATTGAAGTTCCAACGATCATCTGCACTTGTATAAGTTACTGTCGCTGCAGTTGTTGGACCAGTGACTGTTAAACCTGCACCATTAGCCTGTGCTGCAGTTGTTGCGTTTCTTGCAAGTTCAATATTAATGTCTGCAACAGAAACTGTCGTAGAGTTTACTGTAGTTGTAGTTCCACTTACTGTCAGGTTTCCAGAAACTGTAAGATTACCAGAAGCGGTAATATTTGTACTTGTGATATCATCAGATGTCAAAGTACCATTCACTGTAACATTACCAAATGTAACGTTATCGGTTGTAGCAACTGGTTGTCCAATAGAGATTGCACCAGTTGTAGAGTTATATGTTACACCAGTGCTGCCGCTTAATGCAGCTCTTGCACGTGTATCGGTGTAGAATAAGTTAGTACCTTCTGTAATATGAGAAGAAGTACCAGGAATTGTGATCACTCCAGTTGAAGAGTTATATGCAGCACTACCAGTTGTAATACCAATAGAAGCGCGTGCTCTTGGTTGAGTGAAGTATAGATTTGTTGCGCCTTCTGCAACTGTATCTGTATTACCTTGTGTAAAACTAAAAACACCAGTTGAAGAATTATAGCTTAAAGAACCAGTTGCTGAAACTGAAGCTCTTGCTCTTGCTGTTGTGAAGTATTGATTAGTACCTTCAGCAAGATTTGTAGTACTAAATGGTGCAAGGGTTACATCAGCTGTAAACAATCCACCATCAGCAGTGTTGATCGAAAGACGACCACTACTTGTGTTATAACCAAAGTTAGTAACACCAGCAACTGAAGTTGTAGATGCTGATGTTACTCGACCTTTAGAATCAATAGTTAGAATAGGCACTAGAGACGCACTACCATATGATCCAGCAGTAACACCGCTGTCTGGTAATAGAACGTTATCGCTCGTTACTCTACCTGACGAATTAAGATTATTCGCCAGTATGGAT